TGCCAAACCTGCGTCAAACCATTTTGAGGATGTAGCTGCGGCCAAGCTCGACGCGGATGCCTCAACGGCTGCGACTAAGTTGTTAATCTCGGTTATGGTACTGGCTCCACCGGCCAAGATTTCGTCGGCTATTTGAGAGCCAACGTCGGCTCCAGCTTCCAAGATGTTGTCAATGCTTGAACGGTTAAGACCCGCCGCCAAAAGGTCGCTAACCTTACTGCCGAAAGTCTTAGCGGATTCGGCTTGTTTACGGATCGCCTCAACAAAGGATCCCTCGCCTTTATCGGTGAAAGCCTTTTGAAAGTCGACTAGGTTCGTGATTGAGTCTTTTACGGATTGCGCGTAGTTTTGTTGAGCTTGGCGAGTTGCCTCTAATTGGCTTTGAACCTCTTGGAGACGACCTGTAAAGGATTGGAGTCGCTTTTGCTGCTCCTTTTTTGCCTTAGCTGCCAACTCGGCGGCGGCGGCTTCCTCGGCTGCGGCCTTGGCTGCCTTTTTGGATGCGGCTGATCCGGTATCGGTTGCAACCGTTAAATCGTTTGTCGCCTTTGTTTGGCCCTCTCGGGCCTTTACATGGCGTTTGGCAGATAAGACGTCGCGTTCGGTTTCCGAGCGTGTATCCGTTAGAGCTTTCGCGGTTGCTTCGGATTCCTCTCGTACTGCCTTAGTGTTTTGGTAGAGTTTATACAACACGCCAACAAGTAGCGCGGCGGCTGCCGCGACGGCTGTAAATGGGTTAGCCAATAGAGCAATAGTTAACGCTTTAACGCTTCCAATTAATCCTAAGGTTACGGCGTTTTGCGCTGCCTGGGCGATTGTGTAAAGGATAACGGCGGATCGGGAACCCTTGTAAGTTAATTCGGCCAATGTTTGAGCTGCTACAAGGCTGCCAGTCGACGCCGCAAGGGTTAATTGTACGAGTCGCAAGGCCGCCGCTACTGCGGTGAAAACTTGCACCGAAATAATCAATCCCTTATAAGCAAAATTAAGGCCAACGATTGTAGCTGATAACGTACCGACAACGATGGCAATTTTTACAATAGCGTCGCTATTTTTGCCAAAATATTCAACAACTTTAATTAGTTGCGCTAAGAGATCACGATAGGCAGGCAACAAACCCTCGCCGATTGCGGCTTTTGAGTTAGTAATTTCGGCGGCTAAAATCCTTTGTTGATTAGCTGCCCCGTCGGCTGTACGAGCAAAATCGCCTTGTTGGATTGTCGTTTGTTCAAGGATTAAAGCGTTACGAGCTAGGACCTTATCTTGGTCGGTGAGCTCTTTAGCCGTTGCGGCTAAGCCCATTTCCATCGCTTTAGCCTGGACGGCGTTTTCCGATAGCAATACGCCAAATCGGCGTAGGGGTTCGGATTCGCCACGAAGTCCGGCGGCTAGAGCTGTAATAGCTTCGTCGGTAGACGTGTTATTAAATGAGGCCAGGTCGGCGGCTAATTCGGTTAAATCGGTGCTAAAGGTTCCGAGTTCCGCGCCTGTAAGTCCGGCGGATTGGCCCAAGATTGCAAAATTGCCGGCGGCTTCGAGAGCTGCGGTTTGAGATAGTCCCAGAGCTTGGTCGGCGGTCGCGGCCCATCCTTGGATCGCTTTCGCGCTACTGCCAAAAATTACGTTTGACTTAGAGATCGACTCGTTAAGGTCGGATGCTGATTGGACGACTTTGTAACCTGCGGCGGCCACGCCTGCAAAAACGAGAGTGGCTTTCCGGCTTAATTGCTCTAGTTGCCCGCCAAACTTTTGGAGCTTTGTTTGGGCGTCTGCTAATCCCTTACCTAGTCCGGTCGTATCGGCTTGAAGTAGGATCGTTAACGGACGGCCTATGCCTTTAGTTGCCATTAGTAATCCGATCCTCGGTTCCAGTTGTTTACAATCGTTTTGGCTTCCATAACCCAAGCTGCAAAAGCCGGCTCGGCGTATTCGTTATCGGCTGCCTTGGTCCAACCTGGACTATTACCCTCGGCCCAAAATTGCGTCCGACCAGTTCGCGCCGTGTATTGGCCCTTAATAGTTCCAAATCGAAGCATATTCGTACTTGCGCCGCCGGAGTATCTTTGACGGGATTCGCCAATGCGTACCGATGGGATTCGATCTTGTCTTGTGCGGATCGATTGGTTTAGCTTGTCGGCAAAACTGGGGGCAAAAGCTGAAATACTGCGACGAATTGCCGGGACCATAATTTGATCCGCAATGCGTTGGGACACTAATCTCATGTCCCGATTGGCTGATTTGTCAAGCGTTTTTAATCCAGTTAGGACGCTACGAAACTCACGGGGGTCTAGGGCTACGGCTTCGGTTGTTGCCATTCCTAACTCCTTTTATACATCTCGTTCCGTACCTCTAGGATCGCTCCTAGCATTTCCCAATCTAGATCGATTAGATCGACCCGGATCGTCCCATCGACTGCGAGAGCGGCTATTGTTCGTCCGATGCTGCCGCTTGGGTGGGGTTTGGCTCGTCGATACCCACCAACTCGATAGATTCCAACTCGTTGGCCCACGCCTCAAACTTGTCGGTCGTTTGACCGGTGCGGTTTAGTACGCTCCAAGCCATCGCCATCAAGTCCTCAAATCCCAGATTAACTTTGATTTGATCCTCGCCGTCTACTCGACGGACCTCATATAAGTCGGTCATTTTGGATTGAGTAATCCGTTCCCACTTCATAAGGTCCGCCGGTAGCGTGACGATGTTCATTTCGCCATTTTTTTGGTGATTTAGTTTTATGTTGATTTTCATTTTTTGGTCCTGATCCTCTTAGTTATGCTCTTGAAACTGCGCCGTCTACAACAACGAAAGAGATCGAAGTTGTAAGAGCGTCGGTAGCTGCTCCGCCTGATGTTGGGAATACTGGGAAAACGTCACCGGTGAAAACGGATCCGTTAGCGTCAAAGCTGAAAGCGATGCCAGTGTCACCGGCTGCGCCGGCTGCGTCGAATAGAGCTTCGCAAACTGAGGCCGGTGAAGTTGAGCCCCAATCCTGGTATAACTCTACATCTAGGGTTGCGGTGTAGTCGATTGTTTTGTAAGCGCGACCCGCTAGTGTTTCCAAAACTTGCTGATTTGGTACAACTGTTAGGGTTACGGATGCGGCGACGTCATTATATACATCGCCGTCGATGGTGAGCGAGAGGTCCCGCCCGGTAACGTACTCTAGTGCCATGTCGGCTCCTTATATAGTGACATCGATAGTGATGTCAGTAGTCAACAAATCGGTAGGTCCGACTTGCGAGATTTTGGGTTGAGTGAAATCGCCTATTCCGATGCCACTAGGCAACTCGGCTAAAACGGTTTCGATCATAGTCTCAAGATTAACTAATGCGGCTTGGTTATCATTAGCTGCCACGCATAAAGTGACGTCAAAGTTTCCGCCTAATCGTGGCGAGCTGCCGATCGACTTTATTTCAATGTAAGGCGAGCCCGGGACTAGCACGATACAAGGCGTCGTCATGTTTTCGGCGGGGTATGCGTAAACGATGTATCCGGTTGCCTCTAGTGCCGTTTTAATAGCGGTCCGAGCGTCTGTAATGTCGCCCATTATCCCACCATGCTACTAGGGTCACGATAGCCCGAAATCAGGCCAGAGACACGCGTAACGAGGCTACGGCCCATCCGGTACGGAGTACCCGGAGCGAATGTCGCGTCTTGTGCGATGCCCTGTGCGCTCTGGCGGGCGTTCCATAGGTCGACGGCGATCATTAGCGCGGCTTCGCGTATCTGCGGAATATCGTCGTAATAAGTTGATTGGCCTTGAAGTATGCAATTACCGTCCGGCTTGTTGACTCTGTAAGTCACGTCGGCATGGGTAATCGTGGCTTGAAATTGATTTGTGAAAACTCTTGTAATCGTATGGGTTCCGTTAAAAGGAGCTCCGACTCGATCGATGGTCACTTGCTGGCCGACGCTGTATTCGTGAGGTGTACGAGTCCAAAAACGGGCCAAATTATTAGTTATTTCAACGCCAACGATTGAGGCGTTATGAAAGTTTAGGAATGATTTTAAGACTAGCTCGGCGGAATCCATGACGCCCTCAAGGGTCGCGTCCGGGTAAATGTCGCCCACGCCAAGGACTGCTTTGAAATCCTCTAGATCAATGAGTGACATTTTATTCCTTTCGAGTAGGGGAGTGATGGGGGCCGATCAGGACCAAACGGCCCCCATCACAGGGGTCAACTAACTAACGGTGATAGCCCGGATAGCTGTTGGGTACTTGTTTGCCAATGCAACGAATCCATAAACGGCGATTTCGACGGTCATGGTATCGATTACGTTGACGCGAACCTGTGCGGTTCCGCTTTCGTAAAATGAAGCGTAAGCACTTGGGTAGGCAAGGATATTTGTAGGTCCGATGTTGTAATCGGTTACTAGATCCAAGCCCATAACGTTGCCGCGACTGAATACGTTTGTTCCAGCTGCGTTTTGTGTTGGGCCTGTTGCGTTGAATAGCGGACGACCTGCATCATCAACGTCTGCAAGTAGAGCTGCGTAACGTGATGCGCCAACGAGTAGACGGTTTGGATTGAAACGCATAACGGCTGCGGAATCTGCGATAGCGTCCGCGATAGCTGCAACGTAACCAGTTCCGCCGGATGCTCCGCAACCTACTACGCCCTCAGTGAAAGCGTATAGATCAGTCTGTTGAGCGTAGCTCGCGGCCAAGCCTCTTAGGAGTTCGTCCAAGTAGCTCGGATCGCTGCGTTCCAAAAGCTCGATCGATACGCGCTGTTGGCCTGCAAACTTAACTACGTCAACAACTAGATCATCGATTTCGGTAGCTGTGTCGGATGGTGTACCTAGTTCAGCGGTCTCAGCAACGGTAGGTAGCACCTGCCAACGCGGGATGCGGAAGCTCATACCAGCGGCCGGTAATGGACGACGTTCGATGCTGTCCACGAATGGGCGGGATGAATCGACTACGCCGATGATCTCACGCATAAATGGAACCGGAATAAGTCCGGAGTTGTCGCTTGTTGTTGCTTCACCGGCGGCAGTTACGAAATCAATCGCTTCGCGGTTTCCGCGCTGGGCCTGAAGCATTTTTGTAGCGTACTGGCCAGCTGTTAACTTTGGCAGTTCGCGAGGTTGGGTAAAGATTGGTGAACCGAATGTCGAGGCTTCGATCTTTGATGCCTCAACTTCGGCAACTTCCTCGATTACCTCGATTGGTTGTTCAGTCATTTCGATCTCCTCGATCGTTTCGGTTTCATCGTCGGCGGATGCCGCGACTTGTGTTACTCTGGCGTCCGCAAAAGCCGGACTTGTTACCAAAGAGACTTCGACGAGCTCGGCAGCTGTGACGATGATGTTTCCGTCTTTGACTGTGTGCTCGATGATGTTGGCCCCGACGGAAATCCCATCGCGTAGGCCGTCGGCGGCTTCGACTAATACATCGGATCCGGCGGTAGTAGCTGAAATTTTCATCTCGCCCATGATGCCAGACGGGTTAGCGGAATGAGCTACTAACTTTCCAACTGGACGGCGGCCGTCATGCTCCAGTAGGACTTTGACGTTTTCGCCAATGTGTAGGGATCCAGCTTCAAAGATAACCGGACCTAAACTTGTCGCGCCAACTGCACCAAACGGCACGATCTGGCCGAAAATGGTCCGAGTTTTAGCGTCTGCGGCTGTAATTGAGGTACTAAAGTCTAATCTCATGCTATGGGGGTCACTTCCGTTTGAGACGGCGGCGTAGTGCCGTTGTCGTTCGATGGTTGCAATTCGGCTGGCGAAATGTCGATAAACTCTCGGGCCTCGTTGCGTGTGATGATGCCAGAGTCGTAGAGCTTAATTGACATCTCAACACGCTCGGCGGCGTTACCTCTAAGGAAATCGTCTAGATCAAACCTGACAATTTGATTTCGGGGAGTTACATCGTCCATTGAGAGACGATCCTCAATGATTGTAAGGTAATTACGCAGTCCGAAATCTACTAAGGCGCGACGTTCGGAATTGACGTTTGAATATGTCGCGGATGCGTTTTCGGCGTTTAGATACCAAGCCGGAATACCCATCAAACGAGCGATTTCGCTGGAGAGATGCTGGCGCGCTTCCACGAGCTGCATTTGAGCCGAGTCCATGCCTACGACTTCAAGTTTGATTGGTCCCTCGATGTAAGCGGTTGAGCGTTCGCGACGAGCTCGGCGGAAAGTGTCCATTACTGCCGAAACTTGGTCGGATGGTAGGTTCATGCCCTCATTTAGTAGGACCATTTGGGGAACCGGCTCGGACGCCATGTTATAGGCTGCCTGCTCTAGTGCGATTGCGCTGGAGATAGTCATGCCGCCCCGAGCTAACACGCCCTCATCGATCGCATTAAAGACTATTAAGGAGCTTAAGCCCGAGGACGGCACGTTTTTAGAGTCGACCTGGTATCCGGTAATAAGTGTGCCGGATGAATCAATAGTAGCCTGTACGCGACGGGGATCAATTCGACGAGCTCGGAATGGGCGACCATCCTCGGGAGACACGTCTAAAACTTGTAGGTAGCCGCGACCGTAAAAGATCAAATCGTCAACTAGCCAAGTAATGGTATTAACACGCGGTAGAGCTGGATCAGGCTGGACGATTAGAGTCCGGTTAGTAATGTGCGCGCCGGTGAGCTTGTTGTAAGACTCCATCGGGATCGTTCCGATTGAGCCGGCTAGGATGTTTCGGCTTCGGGCAATAGCCGGGACGGTCATAGCCTGCTCACGCGTTACATAACGGAGATTAGGTAGTTGGCCCGGGAATGAAAACAAGTTTTCCAATTCGCGGGTAAAGCCCGCCGAGGACGTTACCGACATTTCACGCGCCGCCGGTTCCGGATTGGTCAAACGTACTGCATTGAAAAATCCCACAAGGTTATCGCAACACGTTAAAACAATAAACGCAACTAATGGGACTTATTGTTGCGAGTCGTTACAAAATAAATACCGGCAGGGCCAAGATCCCACCGGTATCGATTTTATACTAGCCGACGTGGGTGACGATTTGAGTCCGGGGGACTTCCGCGTGTCCAACTGCTAAGACTAAAGCTACGGCGGCCGAGATTGGCCTTTGACTAGCTCGGCGGGCAATACGCCAACCCCCATCGGATGCTGGACGCCTGGCACAAGCTACAAGATGGTCCCGGAGCTCTGATTGGCCAGGATGCTTCAATCGTTCGGCGTTCATGGCCGAGGCGGTGACGTCGCATAGTGTCGCAAAATAGGCCGAGCCCCAAGAG